GCGTTCTTATCTACTAATTGCTTTTGTACAGCAGCGCGAATATCAACACCAATTAAGTCGACTAACATATTTACTCTAGTAGGCAAATCTTTCTTTGCTGTAAAGTCATAAATGTTGATAGTCTTTTCTTCGACACTTACATCAGCAATTTCTTGGCCTTTTAAAGCCAATAAGCAAAGTGAGTTAGCTACGACAAAGCCCGGTAAGTACTGTTCGTTACCATCTTTGTCTTTATAAACATTGCTGTTGCCTTTCTGGTCGCCTGACGTAATCCAAAGCTGTTGGCTTAGTTTAGCGCCACCAGTGGTTTCGGCTTCAAGGTTAAGTGACATAGCACCACCTTTAGACTTAGTAAAGTAAACAAATTTGATATTAAGACCATAAACGTCAGTCTCTAATGTGCGAAAGCCACCAGTACGGTCACTGTCTAATACGATGTTCTCTTTTGTTTTTAAGTTTGATAAGTTCATTTTGTGTTTCCTTAGTCTGCGTAATATTCGTGCAGACGGTCTAATACCATTTGCGCGTCGTTGTCGATAAATGTTTCTTTGTCTGTCCACATGCCCATAGAGCCGCGAAGACGTTCGTTAACAGTCTTGGCAGTAATCTTGGTTTGAAAGACATACTTGAAACCTAAAGCCTTTTCTTCTGCTGTGATTTGCAATAAATCACTGCCATAGTCTTCAAGGTTTTTTAGGGTTTGTTTCTTACATCCAATAACGCATGAGAAATATGACTCAACACCGTTATTTTTAAGCGCACCCTTTATAGGTACACTGGTTTCCATAACAGAATCAGCTTCGTTTAATACATCTTTAACGTGTGCAATAAACACGACATTTTTAGATGATGAAGCAACATACTTCTGCATCAATCGTTTAAAGAATTGTGCAAAATCACCCCAAGCTTTCTGACCATCAGTGGCTTGATAGATGTACTGTGATTCGTACATATCCATAAGATAAGTTAAAGAATCAACTACAACGGTGTGTACATCATCCATGTTCTCAACTTCATCGAACGCTTGTTCAACTTCGTGAGGCTCGGTGATCACTATTTGCTTGAATTTGTTCTTGAAGGGCAGCTTTTTTCCTACTTCGCAATTGAGATAAACTACGCCTTCAGGGTTTTTAATGTTGCGTAATGCAGCAGACTTTCCAGCCCCTGATTTACCACAAATTAAAACTAAGTTGTCATTACTGACCTGTGCGTTTTGTGACATTGGTTTGGTTTCTCCAAGAGATATTTATAATCAAAAAAGCCAACGGATGTTGGCAATTTAGTTAAGGGGTTACAGACTTATTAAAAGCTCTACGTGCAGATAACATAATAGTGTTTGTGATTTCTTCATCTGGTAATGAGTCTTGCAACTTATCATTTAATGAATTAACCGCTTGTTCAATTTTCACCATTGTTTTGCCGCTATCTACTAAGAGTAGGGCGTATTTAATTAGCTGGTTTGAACGGTTACCTTGACCAGTATTATTAATGAACCAACGCTCTAAATTGTTAAGAGATGATTGATCTAATAACTTTTCTTTACGTTTTTCGTTCTTACTGGTTTTAGGAATAAACTCTACTGGATCAAACAACTCACCATCATTGGTGTAAATGTCACCTTTGTCATAGCAAGCCCACTTTCTTGAGCGTTGGCCTGTACTTTCATCTAAGTGAAATGGTAGCCACTGATAGACACCTTGCATAAACTCTTTGTAATCGTTCCCATCAAGTTTAAGTGTGTACTTCATAGGAATGATTACCCTAAAGCGGTCTTCACCGTTGCAGCCGTTACCAGTGATCCCATGACGTTTAGTGGTATAGATAATAGACTTATATTGCCTAAGCAACTGTTGCACTGAACTTAATGGCACTTCACCATCAATATCCAGGACAAGTAAGTTAGTCCCAGGAATAATCTTGTCTTCACATCTATGCCCATCATTGACATGGTGAGCTACCCAATGCATATCTTTCATCTGGGTTAACTTTTCTAGGTTTTCCCATTTAATTGCATCGTTAAAGTAGTTGTAAGCCATGTGGTCTGAATAACTAACCGTTAACTCATCAAGGTTGGTTTCTTGCAAAGATTCACCATGCAAAAACATAATCCCATCATGGAACTGTTTCTTAATAATGATGTTGTTTTGGTAACCATGACTGATGGCATAATCAAGCATTTCTTCTTTATGCTGTTTAGCGCCACGGTAGAAGGGCAGGTACTCATGTAATTCAACTTGAGTAACAGGGCGCTTGGCTTCACCTAAGTAACGAGCCAGTTTGACATAGGGCATTTCTCTATTGAGTAAATGACCAATACCGGCACCAGATTCTTCAGCTATGGTAATAGCATAGTAAAGATGATCTGCTGTAATTTTACTGGAGCTATCAATGAAAGCATAAACGGCCGCTAGTTTTAGCGTCTTAAAATATCTATGTTCCATCTCAGCACGTTCAATAAAATTATACTGGCTTATTGTGTTGGCTCTATCCATGCAGTGCATTTGATATTCTAGCAACAAGTACTCTTCGTTCTTATCCATTCCCAATGTTTTATTGAAATTAATGGAATCAGCAAGCTCAAGTAACTCTTCACTAAAATCATCTATAAATGCATTAGCAGACTTTTCTACGTTACGGTCATAGATGTCTTCAACACTCATGTCAAGATCGCGTACAACGTCATTGGTGTAGGCAAAGAAGCATCTTCTTGCATACCCTTTTTCAAGCATCTTAAAAAACTCTTCTTCAGTCTTGGATGCATCAAGTAATGATGAACCAGTACCAAACATGATCAGGTTACAAGGAGTGCCACCTTTAATTTCTGACATTCTTACATTGTCTCTGGTGTTCTTAACCAATGAGCCTTTGATTTTACCTTTATCGTATAACTCTAAGAACTTAGAATAAGCTTCAGCGTTACCAGTAAGGTTGTCACCAATTTCGTCTATCTCAAAGTTTAAGGCCCCAGCATTAGCGAGTAATAGCTTTTGTCTAAACTGTTTTAATGCAGCAGGAGTGGCACTATCAAATGAAGTCATCCATTCACCGGCTAATCCAAATTCAGCACGAAGTTGGCTTAACTCAGCATCGTCATCTGTACCATTTCTATTAGCACGTTGAACGGCTAACTTAGCCATATTGATTTCAGTAACTTCAGGCAATAACTCTTCTTTGAAGCGTTCTGCAAATAGGTTGGTTACTTGTTCTTCCATGAAGTTCATGGCTTTGGTCTTTCCTGCGCCTGAAGGGGCTAGGTTGACCGTATACATGTTAATAGGTAGATTGGCCTGCTTGTGAGTCTTAACAGTAGCTCGCATCTCTGAGGCAATCTTAGACAGGTGATAAGACACTATCATTCTAAAGAACATAGGGCTTTCATTTTCACAGTGATTACATAGGAATTGAGCAAGCTTCTCAGCTTTGGGGTGGTACTTTCGTTCATCTGGATTAAAATAATTAAGTTGGCGCATGTGTGGTTATCCTCCTGAGATTTCTAAATCTCCTGTGCGTAAATAGTCGTCTTTTTGCTTACATACTGGGAATGAAGCGCAGTATCTACAGGCTACAACTTTCCCTTTAACTTCTTTGGTAATTCCACCTTTCATGGAAGCCATAGCATTAGCTTCAGCCGGGTTATCAAAGTTCTTAGTTGCGCGTTTAGCATCTGGCTTGCTGTAGTATTTCCATACGGTATCTTTTCGCCATAAATCTTCATCTGTGCAAGCTGGCATAGCTTCTTCAGGTGCATCCTTATACTTAACAAACATCTTTAACTTATTACGGATAAAGGCTTCTGTTTCAAGCAAAGGCTTAAGTAAGAGTTTATGTTCGAGAGTTTTAGCGGGCGGATAATTCTTTTGTATGTTTGCATCTCTTGCTGACCAATCAGTAAATATAAACTGAATAGCCATATCATCACGGGTAATGATGTCGGGGTTAAGCCAGCGATAAATGCTGCCTTGCATAATGTACTTTGCATCGTTGGTTCGATGAATGTATGTGTATACACTGGTGGTTTTAAAGTCTTCGACTCTGCCTTCACCAATGAAGTCGAACTTACCGCTGATATTAAAGCCCTCAATGGACTTTGTAGAGCGTTGCTCAAGGTAGACCGGTATTTGGTCATCTGTTACTTCAGATGGCACAGGGTTCACTACAATGCGCTTTGCAACACCCTTGGGTATTCCTAACGCTATGAGGTTATTGATTCGGTTTGACCCAACCCATGCTTCTTCAATGCTGTCGTGTATTGCTGTTCCCATACGCGAAGCAACTAGGCCTGATATGTCTTGAATGCTTTGTGATGCTGGTACTCTGGTAGCAAGAACCAATTGCTTAATTGGTTTAAGTAAGTCGGTAGCAGAGAAGTGATTTTTATCAGGGTTGTGATCGTAAGTATCGTGAGCCAACCACGTAGCAACTGACAATGCTAGGTTGCTACGATTTGTATACGTAGTAGTCATAAAGAGATTGCCTATTTATTATAAAGTCAAAAAAACCCAACGGACGTTGGGCTTATAGAAAGGATTTACTAATAGATGTTAGTTAAGCATTTTCCAAACATACTTAGCTTGTTGCTGTCTGGTACAGTTTATTATTTCAGGGTTAAATAAGTAGTTATAATTATCTTCAGACAATTCAAGATTTCTTACATGATTAATAGCAATTCGCTTAATAATACCTAATTTAATTATAGGCGTTATGTATTTACTAAAAGTCTTATATTTTTGAGAATCGGTAGTTGAAAATTTAGGGTAAGTAACAACATTATTTGTTGGTGTATAAGTGCGTTTTAATTCCAACAACAACACTTGCGAAGCAGGAGAAAGTTTTCCCATAAGCTCAAGTATATCTGTTTTGTTATTTTCTTCATTAGTGGTAAAAGAACTTATCACTTGGTAATCTTTTTTTTCTGTCTTAGGTTGTGATAAAGAGTATTGATATTTTTTACCGTTAGAACCAATATCAAACATTTAGTTGTTCCTTTTGTTACTAATTAGTTTATTGGGATTATTTATTTTGACTTCGAATGCAAATAGTAACACAAATTTTAGTATAATATTTATACT